TCCGTCAAGAGAAGTGATCTTAACGTTTGTGATTTTGACGTTTCTTACGTAGCTCATGCTATTTGATCTGTTAAGATATAGATGGGTTTAATAAGTGTTCTTGCTGAGGCTTGAGGGCCTAAACCTACACCCAATTCAGCAGGCGTTGGTGGTTCAATACCTTTTTGTCGTAAAGCATCTTTAATATCTAGTTCGTTTTGTGTTGGTGTTTTGCGTATTCGGTTAATGTTATCTTTATATGCATTTCTCAGAAGATTTATTAAAGTTTCCTTATTATACTCAGCCATACTCGATTTTACTGAACCAGGTAATGATTTTTGTACTTTTCTTCCACCTTGGCCAAATATAGTGGTTTGTCCTGCTGATTGGCTAGTTGATCTTTGAATAGGAGATACATCAATCGTCTGTCCTTGGGATCCTTGGGGTAAAAGTTTTTGAGGTCTTACGGGTGTTGTCTGTGGTCTTCCAAGAGGGCCGCCATCAGGTTTAGTTGGTTGAATTACAGAACCTGGTGGTCTCGGTGGAATAAGAGGACCTGTTGATGCTGGTGGTACATAATTTGGATCTGGTGTGGTGGTAGGTCGGTCAGTTTTTACCTGTCCTGGTCGTGCAGCGGTCGCAGCAGCAAAGGGCCCCAACACATTCATAACTGCCTGTACCATATCCATAATCGCCAAAGCTTGTTTGGCATTTTTATCACCCTTCCTTCTATTGATACCATTCACATATCTAAATGAAGGTTGTCTATCAAATGGATTACCAACAGGATTCACTGTCAATATGCCACCATCAGGAAGTTCAACAGCGCCACCTAATGGATATTTGCCTGGGTTAAGAAAACCCTCCCTAGTGCCTCTTACGGCTTTGTTTCTTCTAAAGAATTCACCTAAGTATTGATAATATGGCGCCAACCAGGCAGGATCAGCACCCTTCTCCTTTTGTCTTCTAGATCTTAACGCTAATTCAAATTCATACAAAGACATGGCCGTAGGGACCAGTTCCTTTTCTTCCTCTTCTTCTTTCTTCCTTCTAGGAATTGGAAAAGGTGGTGTTAGGGGAATTGGTGGTGGTGGAGGATCTGGAAGTGGGATTGGTTCTTTCTCAGGCTCAATCGATGGTTCCTCTTCAGGTTCTTGTGGTTTGGGGGGAACAACGACAGGAGGTTTTTCAGGTTCCTCTTCAGGAACAGGATCTTCTTCTGGTTTTCCTGTTCCTGGTGTAGTTGGTTCGGGAGGAACATAAGGGTCCACTTCAATTTGAATAGGAGTGGTTTGTTCAGTGGTTTGATTGGTCTCAGTTTGAGTGCTCTCTTCTATTGTAGTTTCTGTGGACTGAGGACCTGTTGGACCCTGTGGACCTGTTGGGCCTTGTGGACCAGTAGGACCTGTTGGAGGACCAAATCCAGGAAATCCAGGAAATCCAAAAAAACCAGGAAATCCACCATCATCAACTCCCTGTCCAAGAGTGGCACCAGAGATTCCAAATGCCGCAGGAATAATGGGGATTGTTCTCTTTAGTCTATCATTCAGTCTAGAAATTTCCGCATAATCATTCTTTCTCATTCTCGCATCAGTTCTCATGACACGAGCTAATCGACTTGTGGTATTACCAAGTCCTCTTAGGGAAGATTTAAATCTCTGACTTTGAAAGATATCCATATTATGTTGTTACTCCAAACATAGATGCATATTCCGAACGAGTTGCAGTTGGATCTAAAGATACACTTGCAACATCAAAATCAGAACCTGCACCAGAATTAGATCCAAGTTGTTGAGATTGATTTCTCATATCAACGTAAGATGGTGGGAGAATATTAAAACCCTCACCAAGTTGTGCGATCTCTTGAGACATAGATCCTCGTGATACAGGCGTAAGTGAAGACACCTGTTGTGCTGTAGGCAATCTTTCTACAACTTTAGATGCAGCCTCTTCTTTAGTAATACTTCCATCATTATTAAGATCTAAACCTTTATTTTGTTTGTATGCTAAACTACCTTCACCAAAACCTTGAACGGTGGCACCCTTTCCAAACAAAACAAAATCATCCGATTTTCCTACAGCAGCAGGAAATAAAACTGACATGTAAAGATCTTCTACACCAGCACCTTGAATGTTTTTACTTGCAAGATATGCGTCAACATATTCAAGTTGTTCTGCTCTGGACATTTTTGCCAGATCTTCAATACTTGTTCCTAATCCTTTGGCGGTTTGTGGTGTAAACTGAATCAAACCAGTTGCTTTACTTTTAGGATTTTGTTTTGCTGGATCAAAAGTGCCTCCAGTCTCAAAATCCATCACCGCATACAAATCATCTTCTGAAAGATCATACTTTTCAGCTAATTTTGTGACACCAGAGGTAAAATCTTTGTCATCAACAACGGCTTGTGGAATTCGTGACGATGGTTGATATGTACCAGTTGTACCAGTTCCTTGTTGTGATGTCTGGGTTTCCAGTCCTAATATGTCACGAATTTGTTCTGGTAACATATTTACCAGATCATCAAAGTTTTTTTGAATCTGATCAATACTTTCTAATGCAGCAAAAGCAAGGAGATTTGGTTTCATCCCTTTAAATGTAGAAACCACTCGTCTTCGACCAGCCCTAGCTCTATCTCTTAAAAAGTTTCTTAAACCACGAGCTCTCTTACTCCTTCTCTTAGATCTAGCTGATCCTCTTTGTGCAATTTTGTCTTTTTGTTGTTGAATTATAGATTGTCGATATTGAGAGTCTGCTTCTGCATTGGCTCTCATTGCAAGAGCAATAGCATCAACATTCGCATTGATTCTTTCTACTTCTCTTACAAGATATTCAACTTCCTCGCCAGGAGCAGCTGCAACTCCTGCAGGTACTAATTGAGGAACTTGTGGTTGTGGTGGCAAATATGTCTCTACTGGTTCAACCAGAGGTTCTGGCATGAACACATCTGGTGCATCATCAGGACCCTTGGCAAACAATCTAGAGTCTGGTTCATATCCTTCTAAAAACGCTCGCGCAGCAAGTCTCTTTCTATTCTCCCTGTCACCAAGATTGTCGTCGAGGCGTCGGCGCACGGATTGGCCAACAACAAACCTACCAAGGTTGTCGATAAAACTTTTAATAGCTAATCCGATCGCCATTAGTTAAGGCCGTATTCTTGTTGTGCTTTCAGTTTCTCACTTTCAAGATAATTTTTCAAAAGAGCAACATAGATATCTCTTTCAAACGGAATCATGTTCTCAATCTCCGTCAAAGAGTATTTATGATACTGCATTAGAGAAAAATTAAGTTCATAGTATGACTCAGCGCTCATGTGAGCCATACTTAAGCGAAAAAACTTGAAAGTCCTTCCAATACTACTTCATTTTCAACACCCGTGTTGGGATTAGTCACATTAATAGTATGTGACAGTTTTGGCATTGTATCAAAGAAATTTTCAATCTCTCTGAACTGAGCACTATTAAACTGTTCAAGGAACTTCACCATTTCTTTTTCGGTGAAATCATCATATGCAGTCTCATCATCATAAACAAGATCAACACAAGAAGCTACCATCTTGAATACATCTTGTTCTTCATCTTTGAAGTTGAAATTGTTATTGATAAATTGATCCAAAGATGGATACTTCATTCTCAATTTATAGTTACCATCAATATCAATATCGATACTATGACTCTTATCTTTGATGACTTGAACTTCACTAATATCAACTTCAACAGTTACTTGTGTTTGACCACCATCATCAGGGCAGTTTACGAGAAGTTTGATGGTTTCACCAACAGATCTTGCACGAATATTTAAGAACAAATATTCAATGTCAAACGTAGGAAGTTGATCAACCTTGACTCCTCTAGTAAGAATACAGGCCTTCAATACATCCTTAATAGACCTGGTAATATCAGCAGTATCACCAGTTTCTAATGCAAGAATAAGAACCTTCTCTTCTTTCACAAGAAAAGGACGATATTTGATCTTCTTTCCGTTTGATGGCAGAATCAGTTCAAATGTTGGGGTTGCAATTGTTGGTAAAGGCATAATGAGTTAGTCAGTAATGTTATTTAGAATGATCCCTTGTAGTTGTAATCACTTATAGCCTTATTCAAAAGTTTTTGTCTCTGTGGAGAACCAGGTGGATATTCTTCTCTGGCTCTAGAAAGAATATCATCTTGACTCTTAATATTAACTGGGGCTCTGTTTCTATTCTCAATCATTTTTTGATTGGAAAGAGCCCAAATCGCAAGATCTTCTCTCAGTTTATCACCACCAGATTCTGATGGGATGTCCTGAGCACTATCACCTGGTTGTTCTCGTGCCACCGTTGTGTCTTCACTATCACTATAAGTTGAAGAAGATGGAGTATCGGGTGTAAATTGACTGCCAGTTAATGGATTGGTAGGATCTGCAATGTTTCTAACACGTCCACCTATCCTAGGACTTAGAGATCTAGTTACTTCACTAACAATATAACGATCATATCGGAAAGTAACATTCACTCTGAGGAGACTCATACCCTGGTAACTTACAGGTGTAGATGCAAGAGAATATGGCCAAGCACGGAAAAATCTATAACTGATTTGGTCTCTATTAGTAGTCGTTCCGTTAGCAAATCCAATCTCTGTTGTCTTACCAGCAAGATCGCGATTGAATTTTGTAATTACCATTTCACATTTATAATCATCAGGATAATTAAATTTGGTAATTTGATTTCTGGTCAATGTACGAGTACTTCCATAAAGAGGATTGATAAATTGAATCCAAGATTCAAAAAATCTTAAAACATTATAGTCTTTATCAACATAAAAACTAAAGGTTACGTCATCATATATTCGACTAAAAGCATTTCTCTCGGTAATACCTTGACGATCACCAGCGACCTCTACATCTGCAAAAGAAGATCCAGGAAGAACTGCATCTGCAACATATAGTC